CACACATACGTTAGCCTGCTAGCAGATATTGCTAGTCTCTCTGGATTCTCTGAAATACGAGGGTCTTATGAGGGCTTGCAATGGTGCCTAACTGAGGCCCCGAAGCTAGAAAAGCACATATTGGAGTCTATCGAACTTGGGCGTGAGCCCGAGCTAGATAGATTTCCGCTATGGTTGAGGAGACTCGCAGCTGGTTCCGTTATGGACCCAGTTAAACTGCGATATCTTCGACAGCTTTTGCTGTTCTGCTATAAAGCCGAAGTTACACATGACAATGAAACTACCGAAAAAGCTTTCAAGGCCTTTTTGGAAGTTAATTATACTGTTGGGCGGTTCGGTAACTCCCTATCTGGGCAGTCACCGAGCTTACTTGACAGCGCTAGACGTCACTGCCAGTCAGTTCTGTACCGGTTTAATGAGAAGGCTTTATCTCCTTCCCATGGCCCCGGTGCAGTAACCACTTCTAAGGAGAAGTGGGAGAAGAGATATTCAAGTATTGAGTATCTCTATCCGTACTCCGATTACTATAGTCTATATTTTAATATGGATCATAGTGCCGAATCTGCGGATCTGGATTATGATGACCTCATAGAGGCTAAGCTTATTGCTGTCCCAAAGGACAGTCGTGGGCCTAGACTGATATGTGTTCACCCTGCTGAGGCTATTTGGCTTCAGCAAGGGTTACGGCGTCAGCTGGAACGAGCTATCTCGTCCCATCGTCGTTGTTTTGGTCCGTGGCCGCAAGGCCACATCCATTTCGACGATCAGTCGGTAAACGGAAAGATTGCTCTCCTATCATCACGGTCGCGGCGTTATGCCACGCTCGATATGAAGGAGGCTTCTGACCGTATATCTGAACCGCTTGTACAGATCCTTTTTGGGGATAAGTATAAGTATTTCGGATGTTGTCGGGCACAGAAAGTTCTGATACCGAAAGTAGGCAGTTATGCCAATGTTCGGTCGGATCTAAATTGCTACGCTCCCATGGGGAACGCAACAACGTTTCCTGTTCAGAGTTTAGTATTCTGGGCCATATGTGTAGCATCATTACAGTGCCGTGGGTTTCATCAACCCGGTGCTGTATTCGTGTTCGGTGATGACATTATAGTCCCTACCGAGTGTGCTGAGTTCGTCATAGACGATCTCGAATCATTCGGTTTGCTCGTCAATAGGACAAAATCCTTTTGGCGAGGAGCCTTCCGTGAGTCTTGTGGAATTGATGCCTTTAACGGTGTCAACGTCACTCCTCTCCGCTGGAAGACTACGCTAGATGCCGAACATGTTACTGGACTGCAGTCTCTCTCAGACCTTGCTATGCGTTTACGCATTGCCGGATATGAGGAGGCTGCCCGTTCTACATATCATACACTGCATACTCGGTTTAACCATCGTTATAATCCCCCGAAGCCAGCTAAATACTGGTCTCGAAGGTTACAACGGTGGCTTGCCGCTCGGCCTAGGAGAATTGGTTTAACCAACAATCCTGAGCATGGCGGTTTGGCTGAGTACGTTACATTAGACAGCTTGGTTTGGGCGGATGCCTATTGGCACCCTCGCTTCCAGTTGTTTAGTAATCGTGTATGGCGTCTCCAACCCCAAGAGAATAAACTCAAGGAGCATGGTTGGAACCATGTGTTGGAGTCTGTTTGCTCGCTAGAGCGAACAGGTAGAGCCTCGAGTCCAGACAGAAGCGCCTCTCGACGCTTCGTGCTTGATCGAGGGTGGACCCCTGTTATGTGACTGCCAAGGCAGACACAGTCCGTACGCTTCCTATATAGGATTAGCACGGTGGTGAAAACTACCATGTGAGTACGGACATCACGATAGTATCAACA